TTAAAGCCCAAGCCGGGAATTCAACATAGAAACCTGGTCGCCGTTCATTTCTTCTATCCATGTACTATAAACGTCGTACACCATTTGCGCGTTTTCATGCCCCATCTGATTGGCTATAAAAGACGGGTTTGCGCCAGCCGTCAGGAGCCAGCAGGCAAAAGTATGCCGCGTATGGTACGGATTCCTGCGGCGAATGCCAGCGCGTTTTACTGCAGCTTCCCATCTGCTGCCTATACTGCTGTGCGAGTAGCAGGGTTTTTGCTCGCCTTTCCGTCTCCGCGGCATGAAAACAAATCGCAAATTCTGTTCCTCGCTTGAGCCGTATTCCCTGTGGTGAAACGTGATAGTGGATACCGGATGTCCAGCTGTCAGTTCATGCTGCGCTTTAAGCGCGTCCAGGGCAGGGCCGAGCAATTGTATCGTCCGGTTTCCTGCTGCTGTTTTTGGTGGGCCGAACATGCCGTTTGCTGTCAGATTCCGGCGAACGTGTATCACGCCCTTATCCAGATCGACATCTTCCCATGCCAGAGCCGCCAGCTCACCATGCCGCACACCAGAATAGACGGCGAACTTCCACATGTTCTGGCTTTGGCCTCGTTCGCTTGCCATGAGGGCTGCAAATTCCTCTCTTGTAAGTGGGTCAGGCTTAACCCTTGTCTTACGCAGGCTTTTTACGCTCTCAAATGGTTTATGTTGGATAAAACCCGACATGTACGCAAAATTAAGAATAGAGCACAGTAAAGAAACATAATTGTTGACAGTCGAAACTGTTCTGCCTTTTTTATTTTTACGCTTGTTTTTTGAATAGAAGGTTTCTCCTGTTAGCAATTCGTTTCTACAATTAAGAACGTCACTATATCCAATAGCAGTGAGCATAGTGTTTCCGTTCATGATTTTTATTATTGTATCAATCTGGGATTTTGTTTTCTTTAGAGTATTGGCGCTGATTTCAGTTTCTTTAATTTTAAGCCATAGTTCACACAGTTCGTGAAATGTGCTCACCTGTAACGTGGTGTTAATCGCCACTGCCTTTTTGGATGAGGGGAATCGACGCCCGTAATCAAATTCCCCCATGTTTATTTCGCTGGTAATTACCGCTCTTAAATTACCAGCTTTTTTTATGTTTGCGGGGCTTACAATCCACCCCTTTAACACTTCGCGGCAGCGCTTACCTTTATACATAAACCAGACGCATATTCTGTTACCACGAATCTCCACGCCTGTAGGTAGTGTTGCCATTTACGAATCCCGGATAAATTTATTAATTTCCGGATAGTTGTACCAGGTAGTCCCGCGCAAAGTTTTTTCGCCAGAAGGGGAAACTCTTTTGAAGTGAACGCCTTCTATCCAGGCTCCTTGTCGGTAACTTTCAATCTGCCGGGCTCCAAGGCCAGTTCGTGCCATAAGAGCCTTTTCAACCATCCACTCTTCATTAAAAATGATCTGCGCCATATAAACCTCTCTGGCGACATGCCGAGTAAGCGAACAGCCTGCTGACGAGCGGGTTTGCGTGCGAAATCATTCATAGAAACAATCCCCTCAGTGCGCTGAAGAGCGCGATCCAGATGAAGAGCCCAATTACTGCCGAAATGACCATGGCTCTGATGCCTTGTTTACTCATTTCAACCTCTGCCTTGTCGCCGGCCAGCGGAACGTTTACCACCTGACAACAATGCGTTTGTTGTCGATGCGATAAATGATGCAACATAAAGTTTCGGTTGTAAAGTGAGTATGAAAGTATTTATTTCGTTGGCGGGCAAAAAAAATGGCACCGCAAAGATGCCATTGGTTGGAGGGGGTTACGTTTTCTATTTTTTTTGATTGTTTATGAGGTCGTAGACGTCGTTCTTAAGCAACTCGATATCGTGCAGGACACCTTTGGTGTGAAGGATAAGACGCAACTTCTCGGACTCAGGAAGTTGGTTAAAGAGCGAGAGTATCATTAGCTCCTTTTCGTCCAGGTCACGATTTGATGATAACGTCTGATCAGGCTTATCATCAGTTTCATCTGAGGGAAGAAAGAACCAGTGCTCTGGTTTTCCTGTTGCTGCAGCAAGCCGCTTTAACCTCTCACCACTCGCAACACTTTTCCCTTTAGCCCAATTTTGCACAGCAGTGTGCGAGAGCATGACCTTCTTGGCTAGATCGGATTTATTCCAGCCATTTTCAGTCATGACTTGTTGAATTCTTTTGGCAAAAACTGGGTAAGTGATCTCATTCATAAGTGCATTTTACAACCTAAGGTTTCACTCAGCACTAAAACAATTTCTTTCGTTTGTTGAAACATAAACTTTCGTCATGTATGCTTCTCTCCATCAAACCAAGGAGAGCACATGAACAAAGAGACGCAACAAAAAATCAGTAAGGCAGCATCTCGTGCCTGTATCGGAAAGCACTTTGGCATCAGCGGTCAGGCTGTTGGTAAGTGGATTTACGAGAATGGAGTGCCTCAAAAACGCATCGTCCCACTATGCCGTTTTCTTAACTGGGAAGTAACGCCTCATGAAATTGATCCTGAGGCGTACCCAAACCCAACTGACGGCCTGCCGAAACAGGAAGGCTGAACATGCAAACACTTCCCTTTCAACAAAATACCGGATTCAAGACCGGCACTTTGATAAAGCGAAATCAGCCGATAGTGGCAGAGCACGACAACATTCGCTCCGCCGTTCGCGCCTGGGCAGCGGCTGAAGGTCAGGATGTTGTGTCGGCGCACATCATCGGTGAATGGCGACAGCAGGGCGGCGGGGATATCAACTTTCCCGATGACATCAGCCGTGCCCGACAGAAGCTTTTTCGCTACCTGGATAATCCGGCTGAATCTGAGCGGTACCGCGAGAAAGTGCGTCTTCTTACTCCGGCAATCATGGCCGTTCTTCCTCTGGAGTTTCGCCATCGCCTGATGCCCGAAGACAATTTTATGTCCCGTCTGGCTCGTCTGGAAAAAGAAACCAGCGAAGCAAAGATTGCCGTTGCTGTGGGGGCTCCACGCCATCAGAAGCTGAAAGAACTGAGCGAGGGAATTGTCGAGATGTTCCGGATAGACCCTGAGTTAACGGCGCCGCTGATGGCCATTGTCACTTCAATGCTGGGAGTGACGTGATGCTGGAATTCAGAAAGGTGAAAGCCGCGGTGCTGCAACACCTACGGCTTTCGTTGCGAATTAACTGGATCAATTCACAGGGGAAATTATGAACACGAACAAACTGAATTTCAATAACGGGGGCGCCCATGGCTAAAAATTCTATCGACGCTTATGGCGCCAGCGGCAAAAGCAATGTTCTGTTTTTCGAACCGGAAAGTTTGCATCTGGTTACCGATACAACACACCCGCTGTACGACGAACGAGTACACCTACCGCTTAATGAAGCTGTGATCCTCAACATCATGGAGCTTGGGGTACTCGAACCGATTATCGTGTGGAAGGACCCAGAGACAGGGAAAACCTGCGTGGTTGCAGGTCGACAGCGCGTAAAGAACGCTATGGAAGCAAACGCCAGGAGAAAGCGGGCAGGGCTGGAACCCTGGCCGGTACCCGGTATAGCTAAGCGCGGCTCGGCAATTCAAATGGCCAAATACATGGTCAGCGAAAACGAGATCACGCAACCAGATACCCCACTGGGCCGGGCAAAAAAAATGGTTCAGCAGATGGAATACGGCCATGACGAAAATGACATTGCCCTGCTTTTTGGCTGCAGCGTAAAAACGGTCCAGGCAACCGTGGCTCTACTGGATGCTACGCAGGCCGTCCAGGCGGCGGTTGAGGCTGGAAAAGTCACTGTCACTCAAGCTCGTCAGCTGGTCGATATGCCACCGGAAAAGCAACGGGAAACGGTCAAACAGTTAGAGGCAGCGGCAGAGGGTGTAACTGGCCACGAGAAAGCTCGCCGCCAGCGCGCTGTTCTCGGTGACACAAAGCCGCGTCTTAAATCCCGTAAGGAAATTACCCAGCAACTTCAAACCGCCAGCGGCGAATACGCAGCGGCTTTGCGGTGGGTGCTTGGTGATGAAAACACACCAGTTTAAGCAACAACGGGGTCTCTATCCGGCCCGCCAGTTCTGACGGGCTTTTGCATATCTCATGCAGGTGCATGAAAAACACGACATAAAGCGGGCGTTCTAAAAATCTCTTTTGAAAAGATAAGGTTATGGGTTAAAATAATAATAACCTTAAATTGCTTTTGGATGCTAGTATGAATATTGCACGATTTCAAATGGCTTTTTTCTACGATTCTTCAACTTCAGTTGATTTTGATGGGTTATCTTATTTTGTTCGAAATGCGTTAAAAAAAATTACGGGTAAGGAAATTTCCAATAATCCGATGTTAGGGGTATTGCCTGCAGATGCACCAGCTGAAATCCCTCGCCTCCAATTAAACTCGACTGATAATAAGTTGAGAGTTCAATCCTCGCTTCAGCGATTTGATTTCTTTATAGAACGTAGCGAAACAGAAAAAGATGTTAGTGCGCAAGTGTTTAGTCAAGTTTTCGATGAGGTTATTGAAATACATAAAAAACTCAACAAGGAAATAGTAAGGGTTGGATTGATTGCTCTTAAAACAGAAGAGGATGATGCACCAACTGAAAGTATTGTGATGAAATATCTAAATGCTAAAGCTCTTGGAGACGGTAATTTGATAGACGATGTTAATTTGGCATTTAATAGAAAATTTGAATATGAGGGTCAGAGTTTTAATTGCCACTTGTCTATTATGACAGGAATTGATTTGATAAGGCAGCGCAATTTATTAGTGAAGCAAATAGATATAAACTCATTCGAAGGAGTGTTATTCTATGAAAAACACACCCCCGAAGTAATTAAGAATGCATTTTTTAATACTATTGAAAGTATTAACTGATAGTGGGGTGTTAGATGGATAATAATAAAGAAAATATAAAAAAAAGCAAAGAGGTTGATGAGACTAGTGCCGATTCAAATTCTCAGGGAAGCATCCAGCTGACTAAAAATCAAACGGCGTCATCTTCAACGCAATTACCTGTCGGTGTAACGGGAAGATTGAGTACTTCATCGCTAAACTTTATAACTCCATACCAGGCTAGCAGTGCTATTGCTGATTCACGGTATGCTGATTTAATAACAGCCAATGCGAATCAGGTTGGGGCTTTAGCATTTAAAATTCAACGGCACGCAGTTAAGGGGGGTAAAGATGTAGAGTGTGAATCCCTCGATGCGAGTAAATATTCATCGCAAGTTAATTATGGAGGAGGGGATAATTCTGTAGGAACTGCTAGCAACTCAAACTCGTTCAACTACCATGCTTTTGATAATAGCATGTCAACATTAAATGAAAAATCAGTGCCAACAACTCTTGATGACATCAAGAGTTTTTTATGGAAAGATATCAATCAGAAGTTGTCTAAATTTTCAAAAGATTTAGAAAAAAGTAAAAAAAGTATAAATGAGAGTATGAGAGAAATAAGTAAAATAAGGGTCTCTGTCTCTCAACAAACACGAAAAATAGAAGCGTTTGATGCAACCCTATCTGAGTCAGAAAATAGAGTAAAGAACAAGGTCAAAGAATTCGAATCTGAGATAATAACAGCAAGGAACTCTCTTTTAGGTGTGATAGCTTTATTTGCATCCTTTTTTACATTTATCTCAATCTCAGTGAATATTTTTTCTCGAGATATGTCTTTGAGTACTTCTATATCAGTATTGCTCGTTATTTGGTCGTGCCTGGTAAGTTTTATTTTTATTTTCATGGCCGGGATTAGTAAGGGTGGTAATTTCTTCACGAGCTCAGCATTTATAAAGCATGCGATATTTATGGTTGTTCTCTTTATTTCTTCATTTATAATTCCGAAAGTTATTTTTTCAATTATTTCAGTCACATGAGTTTTTTATTTTCAAAAACGGTGTGAAAATTGGCTAAAGTTATAACAATATGAAGATCGTACGGTGTTTTTTTTGGGGGGGTATGGTGATGACGTATTTGTTTATCAATAAAGAGAGGGGTGATTAGAATGCAATAGATGTGCAAATTTAAAAGTTCACATCGTTAGATGACATGTAATTAACATCTTTTGATTTGTGCGGTTTGGTAGCGCACTAAGTTAATGGATACTAAATATCCTTACTAGGACTAACTTAAACTTATGGGTTAGGGCTTAGAATGAGAATAATAACACTTTATGTTTGTTCTGTGATTTTATCAAATCTGATATTTTCTGCTAAAAATTCAGTCATAAGTAAAGTAGTTACTATTTGTAGTTCTTTACCGATAATTAATATTAAAGCTCAGTCATTGAAGATTAGTATAAAAGGAAATAATTCGTCATTGATTAATAACCAAAGGTGACATCTGCACAGTAGACCAAATGGGCGATGAGGTTTTCTTCAGGGAAACTGAGGTTGCTATTAAAAAAGTGTAAATTTGTGCCGATGCATCCAGGGGTATATCGGGATACAATTAAATTTAATCTGGAAAACCTTGAAAAGGGCATTTATCGTCAAATCTCTACCATGTGGGTAACTCCGTAGTAAGCTGAGGGGCTTGTAAGGACTAACTACCGGAGATGTGCCTGAAAAAAACATTGCAGCATGATAAAGCCCGCTTCGGTGGGTTATTTATTTCTGTTATTTTTGATTAAAAAACAAAAAGTAGTTATTGACTTCCTGCTGGTTATTTTGTATGGACCCTTGGCAGGGAAAGTTACTTTTTGCAGCAGTGTGATGAGCTCAACCTGCTACCCAAAGAAAAGTTACTTTTTTGGCAGTTGGTAAAACACTTTTGTTGACGGAGGAAAAAGTAACTTTTGGGAATGGGAGGCTGCAGAACACTTTTGTGTAGCTATAAAAGCTGGTATCAAGGCTGTTTTTTTATTTAAAGCAACCTAATAGGTTCGTTTACCATGATTAACAACGTCAAATGTTCTCGGGTTGTCATCAAACAACTTTTTAGGTTGTTTTCTTATCTGACAAAACAATTTGTTTTATTGCTTGTGTAATTCGACGCTCATTTGTCACCATAGATGTTGTGCGGCTATTTGTGTTTATTTAAAACACATGCCACTTTAAGGTATGTTGTTGTGTTTGTTGTGTTTTAATTTTTTTTGAAATATTTCTTGATGTATTTATGTGTTGTGGTATTAATTAGGTTGTGTAATGCTTGTATCGATGCTATTTCATTTCCTTGGGGTGTTTGTGTTTGTTTGAATAATTTCATTAGGTCAGGCTTGAGATTTTTTAGGGGATGTATGGGTTTAACTTGGTAACAGTTAATCAATATATGGAGGTGATGTGGTTAAACGTGTTAAAGGACGTGAATTGTTCTATGTTGTAAGCAAATGTCGTTCGAAGAAAAGGGTAATTAGAGGTGTTGAACCAATTAGTAAAAGAGTTTTTTTTGCCACTATAACAGATGGAAGCGGCGCTGTAGTGTGTTCATTTCGATTAGAAGCTAATGAGCGGTATATTCTTTCTAATCTGAAAGGTGAGGTCTCTACGAGAAAATTAACACATGATGAACATCATTGGTCAAGAGCAACTCTGGTAGAAGTAATTCAGGAAATGAATTCTAAAATTGACTCTTAACAGCTAGATACATCATACTTGCAGTGCTGGTCTGAACAACCTGCCACCTGACAGTGATGCGCCACCGGAGAACGTGATGGCGCAGCTTCACTTAATAATACAATCTCAAGGTATCCTGATCCCAGCAACGCCGGAGACCAGCGAATTTCTGCATTCAAAATGCAAGCTCGGCTCCGTTCTGGAGGCTGAGTATAAACTTGTCCGCAACCCGGCGTTTCATCGCCGCTATTTTGCTTTACTCAATCTCGGTTTTGAATATTGGGAACCTACCGGCGGGGCGATTTCGTCTAATGAGCGCAGGCTTATCGCAGGTTACGCCAAATTCCTTGCTGCATATGGCGGGAGTGAATCGGCGTTACTTGATGCCGCCGGGCAGTATCTTGACCGAATAGCCGAGAAGCGATCCGGTTATATCAGTATTTGCAAATCTTTCGATGCTTACCGGGCGTGGGTCATCGTTGAAGCCGGCCACTATGACGCCATACAGCTGCCGGACGGCACGCTGAAAAAACACCCTCGCAGCATTTCTTTCGCAAGCATGGATGAAAGCGAGTTCCAGGAACTGTACAAAGCATCGCTCGATGTTCTCTGGCGGTGGATCCTCTCTCGTTCGTTCAACAGCTTGCAGGAAGCTGAGAACGCCGCCAACCAGCTTTTAAGCTTCGCGGGGTGATGCCGATGAAATACTCATGGTTTCACCATCACGAATGCACAACGCAGCAGGCCGACGACCTGATGGCGAGATATCGCCAGCGGGGCGTAAAGGTCGAACGAAGCTTAAACCCTGACTTTATGACATGGACCGTCAGCGCGCAGCTGGTGGAGGACAAAAATCCGCCGCGGCCAGACTCTCGCTGGCGCAACAGGATGTGGGGGTGAGTATGGCGAACCTTCGCAAAGCGGCCCGAGGCCGCGAATGCACGGTACGGATCCCCGGGTACTGCAATGGCAATCCTGAAACTAGCGTACTGGCGCATTATCGCCTGGCGGGTACCTGCGGAACTGGATGCAAGCCGGACGATACCCAGGCGGCTATTGCCTGTAATGCTTGCCACGATCTCATCGATGGCAGAAAGAAAACCACCGATTACACCCGCGACGAACTGCGCCTGATGCATGCGGAAGGCGTAATCAGAACATTGGCTATATGGAAAAAAGAGGGGTTACTGAAAGTATGAAACTCGAAGCATCCTTAAAACATTTCAGCCCTCAGGGTATGCACATCAGCGATGATGTGAAAAGCACAACACCAAATCGCCTGACCGGAACAGATGTTATGGCGGCCATCGGTACCACCAGCAGTCGTGCACGATTCGGCCTGGCTGCATTTTTCGGTAAAGCTGGCATCAGCAAGACAGATGAGCAATTGGCCGTCCAGGCGCTAGCGCGGTATGCGATTGAAACTGCACCGAAGAACGTACGCAAAACAGCGAATAAAGAGTTGGGTCGCTGCTGCGTGATTTTGGCGCAGTTTGCTTTTGCGGAATATTCCCGGTCCGCGGAAACAACGGGAGTCTGCAGGGTATGCAATGGCACCGGAAAGATTGAAACCACTACCACGGAACGCAAAGTTTCTAATCCGTGGGGTAAAGCACCATATTGGGCAAACAAGTCCCGTGCTGTTCGTCCGTCCGACTGGGATAAGTGGACTGAAGTAACAGCCGTCTTCAGGGCTAAGTGTGAAGCCTGTGACGGTAAGGGGAAAATAAACGCTCGCTGCCGCTGTGGTGGTTCTGGCCGGGTTCTGGACCGCAAAGCGACAAAAGAGCAGGGAGCTCCGGTATATAAAATCTGTGAGCGCTGTTCGGGGAATGGCTTTTCAACGATGCCGTCTACTGCTGCTTATAAAGCGATTCTGACGCTTATCCCAGACCTGCACATCAGAACATGGACACGCAACTGGAAACCTTTCTGCGATGCGCTGGTGGACCTATGCTTGAGGGAAGAGAAGAGGGCAGATACAGAGTTTCAACGAGCAACAGCTGATTGAGTAAATGGTCACATTATTTTGCATTTTAATCGCACGATGCTTGATTTTGTCCGAAGTTGTCGTGTATATTTTGAATCGTGGAATAAAATGCCTGAACGAAAACATTCATATAAACCCTGCTACTGCAGGGTTTTGTGTTTTTGAAAACAAATGCCTGAAATCGGCAATAAAGTGTGATCTGAATCAAAATGCCATGTGCCAATCTTAAGGAATATTAAGGAACTGTAAATATTCTTTATAGGTGATGGTCTTATGGCGTTAAAAGATATTTTTGTGCGAACCGAACCTCGCAGACGGCATTATGGCGTTGCATTGTTTATCGGGCTTATTTCTGGGGTGGTTTCAGCATTTGTTAAATGGGGTGCTGAAGTACCATTACCACCGCGTAGTCCTGTCGACATGTTTACCAGTGCCTGTGGACCAGAGTCATTAATTCGAGCTGCCGGGCAAATTGATTGTTCCAGAAACTTCCTTAACCCTCCTTATATTTTTCTGCGTGATTGGTTAGGGCTGGCCGATCCAAATGCGGCTGTCTATACCTTCGCCGGACATGTGTTTAACTGGGTAGGCGTAACACATATCATATTCTCCATCGTGTTCGCGGTTGGATATTGTGTAGTTGCCGAGGTGTTTCCAAAAATTAAGCTGTGGCAAGGTTTGCTTGCTGGTGCACTCGCACAACTGTTTGTCCATATGATATCGTTTCCGCTTATGGGCCTAACCCCACCGTTGTTTGAACTACCATGGTATGAAAACGTTTCTGAAATATTTGGACACCTGGTGTGGTTCTGGTCCATTGAGATAATTCGCCGGGATCTGAGAAACAGAATTACGCACGAACCGGATGCTGAAGTTTCTCTGAATTCGGCATTCAGATAATCCAAGCTGCAAAGCCAGACCCGCATAAAATGCGGGTTTTTTATGTATGTGATTAGTCGCTCTTCGATAGCAATGTTCGCTGCGAAGGTAGCTGCGACTCATGCAGAGTGTATTGACGCTAGCTATGTTTGCAGCATAACGTATTGATGTGGTGAATCCCCCTATGCGGAGGGGCGACCAGTCAGTTACAGAAACCTGTAAATGCAGCGCGGGCCATGCCGACTGGGGCATGCTCACCGGGAAGCACCCGGCACCACATTTTCACTAAAGGAATTTAAGATTTATGGCAGGTTTACTTTTGCGGTTGCCCTTCTATGTTTATAGAACGTAACGGCAAAAGTGAATGCTTCCTGGTAAATCGGTAGCTCGGACTATTAGGAGTGCCTTCGTTTCGTTACTACCTAGAATGCCTACTTTCTGCCCGCCTTCAGGCGGGCTTTTTTACGCCATCAATAAGGCGTTTCAGTAAGCAAAGGATTACATCGTTTGAAGGCTGCGCTTTGCGTGGCCTTTCTTTTTTCAGGCCCACGGAAATCATCATCGATACGACCTGTTGTTAAATCATCCCGATGGGCCTGACCCCTTTTAAACTCACACAGCGCCATCCGTCATTAACGGAGGTGAGGCTTATGCGAATGCCCTACAAACAAGATTTCATCGCCGCTCTGCTGGCAGCTAAGGAGCAGGGTATCGGCGCAACACTGGCTTTCATCATGGCGTATTTGCGGGGCCGCTATAACGGTGGCGCCATGGCGAAGACGCTGATCGATGCTGTCATGTGCGCGATGATCGCCTGGTTCGTCCGAGACCTTCTCGACTTTTTGGGCCTGAGCAGCAATCTCGCCTACATCGCCAGCGTCTTCATTGGCTACATCGGTACTGACTCAATCGGCAATCTGATTAAGAAGTTCGCCGCCAGAAAAGCAGGGGTTGATGATGCTGGAACTCAATAAGCAGCGTAGAGCATTTCTGGATATGCTCGCCTGGTCAGAGGGCACTGACAAGCCAGGGCAGAACACCAAGAACAGGGGTTATGATGTCATTGTCGGCGGATCGCTTTTCTCGGACTACTGCGACCACCCACGAAAACTGGTCAACCTCCCCAAGTTGGGCATCAAATCTACCGCGGCCGGGCGTTACCAGCTGCTTTCAAAATGGTGGGATGCGTATCGGAAACAGCTTGGATTGAAAGACTTCTCACCGGCCTCACAGGACCAGGTGGCACTGCAGCAAATCAAAGAACGTGGCGCGCTGCCGCTCATCGATAACGGGCAGATTCGGCAGGCTATCGATCGCTGCAGCAATATCTGGGCATCATTACCCGGTGCCGGCTATGGCCAGTTTGAGCATAAGGCCGACAACCTGATCGCAAAATTCAAAGCCGCTGGCGGCGTTGTAGCAGAAGTACAACCATGAACCGACTAATCGCATTTATCAGTGCCGTACTGATCTGCCTGATAGTCAGCCTCGGCTGGCTGGCCAGTCACTACCACGACAACGCGACCGAGTTCAAAAGGCAGCGCGATAAAGTGACCGAGCAGCTCAGCCTGGCGAAAGACACCATTGCTGACATGCAGGTAAGGCAGCGCGATGCCGCAGCGCTCGATGCCAAATATACGAAGGAGTTAGCCGATGCAAAAGCTGAAAATGATACTCTGCAGCGTAAGCTTGATAATGGTGGTCGGGTGCTCGTCAAAGGCAAGTGTCCAGTGTCAGCCGCAACCCAAACCACCGGCACCCCCAGCATGGGCGATGCAACCACCGTCGAACTCTCTGCAGTTGCTGGACGAAACATTCTCGGTATCCGATCCGGAATCCTCAGTGACCAAACAGCCCTGAGAGCGCTGCAGGAGTACCTCACCACGCAGTGCCTGAATTAACTTGCAGCAAATCGAATGTTATGAGTAAGTTTAGCTTCCGCATTTCAAATCAGAGGCCTTTATGACATTCATTCCCAGGTGGTATTTGAAAGAGGTTGTTTTGTTTGTTGATGCAGATGAAACACAATACAAATACGAATTATTTCAGAAAAGTGATGGTTCTGGTTTTTTTGCCAACCTTTTCCGTTTGGATGATTTCATGGATTTACAAGTGTGGGTGAAAATTGATGAGCTAAATCACTTGCTTAGCCATTTAAAAGAGCATGCAGTTGAAGAGGTGGAGGCGCATTTCAAAGAGAAATTCCTCACATCTTAGATTGATTAAACAAATAAGAGTAAAAATATTATTATTTAGTTGTATTAGAAAGGCCACCCTTGGGTGGCTTTTTCATGCCAGCCACTACTGCAGACACGCCGATCCCCGGAATGGAGGTTCCGTTCACGTGGCAGGCTAGTCTGGAGTTAAACGCGAAGCTTTACTCTGCGCTGGGGCAGTGCAATCTGGATAAGGCGGGGATTAGAAGTATTGAAGAACGCCGTAACGTTTTGCGATCAGAAAGCAAATCAGAAAGATGATGCGGTTAATCGATATGGCGAAAGGGGATAAAGCTATCAGTATTGCCAACATGGTTTCTCCTTGGTTGTGAGTGAATGTCGTTATCTCTAGTGTGCTACTTAAGTCTCCTTGTCACTGCTCCTACTCCGGTAACATTAATGGCCTATCCGGTGGCTTGTCCTTCAATACTCGCCACTATTAAATGTCCAACATGTTGCACAAGGCCTCTCTATAGTGAGTCGCAATTACTTCTGAACAGCTTTTGTCACTTATAGTAGACAAGTCCATTCATACCACCCAGGCGAAAAGAAAGCAGTAATGGCGCGGCTCTGAGGGGCAGTGCCGAAAAGATAAAATAAGGAATGCAGTATGAGCAAACCCGACTGGGCGGCCATCGAGACGGCGTTTCCGGCCCCCAGACTTACAGACTCCGTTCGACGGGGTTATTTCACCCTCAGAGAGCGTCGTCACAATCACCGGGCAAGTAAGGTACCTGCAGGACTACATCCGCACACAGTGTCCGAGATGATCATGTTCACACTCTTCATTCTTCTGTCGATATGGCTCTGTCGACTACCGGAGAAGCCGGGATGAATAGAGGTCAGTCAATCCATACCGGTGTATTCCTCTCCATGTATAGTCTGTTGCTTAGCAACCAATTTTGTGGCCATGGCAAATCACATCTATGCTGAGATAACCTACTATTGATGTGTTCCCTTGGTGGTTTAAAATGAGCGAAAATAATAGTGATGATAATGAAAAGAAACATGATGGATTTGAGGAAGACCTAAAAGGTATCGCAAAATTTTTTGTACTGGTTGGTGCATTTTTACTCGGAGGGGGATATCTATTATTTGCTTTTATTGCTTTATGGAGTAAGAGTCAAAGTATCATTGATATCGCACTGCTTCATACTCCTGTTGTATTTGGGCTTCCGAGCGCAGTTCTCATTTCTCTATGGGTTGTTGTATTTCTAGAAAACACATCAGGTCCCATTGAGTTTGAGGCATTGGGTATCAAATTTAAAGGGGCATCCGGGCCGGTAATTTTATGGGTGATAGGAATGCTCTCTATCAGCATCGCTATTAAATTACTTTGGCTTGGCTAATTAATTTTTTAATTAAAAATGCTTCGGGTGGTTTTTGTTGCCATCACCATGGGTAGGTCCATCGCAATGGCAATATCCCCATATGCGGATAAAGAGGCTCTCAATGGCCGACATCTAGCAAATCACGCTAACCACTCAAACAGGCTAAACCTTCACGGGCAAGATGCCATGATGTCAGCCTGAGCTGATTAACGGCTTTGTGCCGCTGGCGACCGAGACGGGCGAATGGCTGTATTTCGCTTTAGCCGATGTGAGGCGCGTGCATTCCACGCCAGTATTATAAGGACGAATGCGAGGAGACCACACGTGACAAAGACACTAGGACCGATCACCTTAACGCTTGATACTAGACAGCAAGTTACACATTCACGCGTAGTGCTTGATGACTTGTAGCGTAGGGGGAGGGAACTTAGCCCTCGAATCTCAGAAGAGGACGCGTTACGCATCCTCCTGCTCGACTTGGCCTTTGATTATCTTATGGCCAAGAAATCATCGGTGGATTAAAACTACTGTCTTTGAATATCTTCCCATTGGCGTCGATGCTCCTCCTTCTCATCCACACAGGAAGGGCAAAGCAATCCGCCGTAGTACATATCATTCTGAATGGCGCTCTCAAGATCATTACCTTCAAGAACATGCTCACAGTCATTGTGATAGCCACCAGGGTCGGTTACGCCATCGCAAGGTTGGGTGAGAAACGGCTCTAGTACCGCTTTTTGTCGCTGAGTTAAGTTGTCGTAGCCATTATTCACAGCCCTCTGAGCTATTCCAGCCACCATAGCATCTTGGTCATGGAAGCGATCATGTTTGAGCATGGTATCGAGAAGAGATTCCGTAGACATAAGTACCCCTTTCATTTGGGAATAAAAATGGCACTCACCGACAAACAAGATATTTTCTGTCGCGAGTACCTCATCGATTTAAACGCCACGCAAGCGGCTATTCGGGCGGGGTACAGCGCAAAGACAGCTAATCGAACCGCGTCCGAAAACATGTCAAAACCTGACATCTAGTCCAGAATTGCTGAAGTTAAAGCGCAGCGCAATGATCTGGTTGGTATAAATGCGACATACGTCCTGAATCGTCTCGTTGAGATAGACCAAGTGGACGTGCTCGATATCCTTACATCAACTGGTGAACTGCACTCGATACCAGTGTTGCGAAGGAGAAGCAGTCATCATGTCGCCGCTCTGAACAGAAATGAGGACGTTACCGGGAAGCCCGCGATGCAGAAGAGAGAGTTAAGCGTATGGATAATGACGATGTTGTTCGGGAGTTGCGCGAGCAGGTCACCCGCCCAGGTAGTCGTTGATACGGCCTGCAGCTGGGTGCGCATCATCTACCTTACTGACCACGATATCGACGTGCTGGATATGCAGACCAAGCGCGACATTCTGGCGCACAACAAAGCAGTGCAAGCCAACTGCCGTAGCATTACCCCTGCTCATTGAGTTAAATAAATGGCCTCATCCTTGAGGTCCACGGGTAAGTAAACGCAAGGTCTTTTATGTAATGGCTCTTTTAGCCTAGGAGCCAGCCCAGAAACAACAAGCGTAAGCGGTAGATATTTTTGATTTTTTTTCTGCTGTTTATCCACAGCAAACCAAAAGAGGTACGAAAGATTGAAGTTAAACTGCAGGACGGCAGCGTTGTACAGGGCTATGAGTGCATTATTGCCTACTCACACTCTGAACAGCACTGCCTACCTCAGCTGAAGGATTGAACATTACAGAAGAGTCTCAGTTGATGAAGGGCTTCGATGTCTACCATTAATAGGTGTTCTCCTCTACACGTTAAGGCTGTACCTTGATAATGTTGATTTACATTCACGGTATTGGTGTTTTCATGAAAAAGGGATTTATCGGTACGATCTTCCTGTGTGGTATGCTTTTGGGGTGTTCCAGCTCCGCTAAAAACCCTCAACCAAAGCTGCTATATTCGCCGCATCCTGCATATCCGTATTACGCACTGGCTAACAGGATTGAAGGAGGTGTGGCGGTTAGATATAACGTAGGTGTTGATGGCAAGATATCAAAGCTTTGGATCCTAAAATCAGAACCTCAGCACCTATTCGACTCTGCCGTTATTGCGGCGATGGCCCAATGGCGTTATGAAGCCAATAAACCGACTCAAGGCTTAACAAAAACAATATATTTCAAACTTCAGGCTCCGTCCGATTAAACCAGATAGCAGAGCGTTGAGACCGTCTTCATTCATGCTTCATTTATTCCCATCGCTAAGGTCACCTCTGGGGGGCTTTTTTATGGCTTTAACATTGGTGGTGTTGCAGTCAAAGCCTGAGGACCTTTCCTGCCAGTTGAAGCTGTTGCGCTAGTGTGCCATTCAGTGTTTACCTCAGCTGCGGTTGGAGAAAGCCAGTTGGCTGGCTTATGCAGGACAGATTATTTTCTTGTTGAATGCTGCTTCTGGTGTGCTTATATTCTACCTAAAAATAGGTGGGTGTGTTGTGATTAGAAAATGCTATGCAAGAATGTCTGACCCAGCATCGAATGACAAGCTGACACTGGAAATGCTTGTATCTGACGGTGGGCGTAAGATTTTTATATGGGATTTTGATAAAGGGGTGGCAATTTTCTCTGAGGGTATAACAGGTAAGCAGTCTAAATACATAGTACAAGGTGAAAAGCATGCAGGGCATATCAATCTTATCAGAGATAACACGGTTGAGCGCACTATTTATGGGGTTAAGGTGTTCACCTGTGGAAATGGTGATTCCGGTAAATCCTCTCCTGTGTTTTGCTCATTGTGCGAGGGGCAGATACTCATAATCGAATGCCAAAAGGCTTTTATAAGAAAACCATTAAGGCTTGATGAGCTCAGGTTTGAATATAACTAATCATGATACGCTCCTTATATGTTCGAAGGACATAACAACTCTTAGGTATCCTGTTTCTGGATATCCTAGAAATGTACTGCTGGTGGGCTTAGTTCTTGGAGCCTTTTGTCCAGCAGCTTCAGGTTATAAAAAACCCCGTGGAGTAAATCCGACAAATTTACGGGGTGCTGCAGGGGCAGCCAATGTCGGAGTTTAGCCATATTGCGGGATGTTTTTCTACTGGTTTTGAGAAAAAATGGAAGGTCAGACACTACAGGAAGTGGCTCATCCCTGAGCTCACGGGCAGAACGACGGACTTTGTCATGGCAGAGCAAAGTCATTAGATAGTTTAGACAACACTCCGGATATAACAAGCGTAGCGGGTGTAAATCAGTTAACGGAGCTCAGCGGCTAAGGCATCAAGCATTCACTAAGTGCCTTTGATAATGCTATAGTTCGCCAGAAAGAACAGATTGCATGGTGTCATGCGATACAGCTCATATTTAGAACGTCAGGGTTAAGTTAGCGGTGAATATAACTATTAATAGTGGATTTTTTGGTTATTTGCTTTTGTTATTGACTATGTGGCCAGTTTTTATAACGCTGTGTCTAGCAATGTCTATAGCATTTTACGGAGTCTTAATGAAGAAGACTGCGCTTGCCTGGCTGCTTGCTGCTTTATTTTTTGGCATATTTGGGGGACTGTATGGGTATTAATCTACTGATATTGAGGTTTTTTTCGAAGTCTGCAAGAATTCATTGCTGCCGTCATCCATCGAATTCATGTATGCTGATAAGGATTTTTAAAGGAAAAGGAATGGATGATGAATACCCAAAAGCTTCTGGATACATACATGTTAGTTGGTGCCGGTCTTTCTCGCGTCAAATATGAGATTTTCTCAGGAGATGAAGGATTATATGCGTTTATTACGATTTATGCATATGAGCCTCATTTCCATATTAAGGGCTATGATTCCTTAAAGTTAGACGAAACTGTTGATGTCAGATCTCAGGTCGAAGGGCATTTTGCAGATAACTACCAGTAGGCAAACCATTTATCTGAATCTACAGCCCCGTTTATGCGGGGCTTTTTATTGCGCCCGTAACCAATGCCACCGTTAATTCCCCCGCATGTCGTAAGCGCGGATGTGCAGGCATAATTACCGACCGCTCAGGCTGCTGCGATAAGCACCGTAGTGACGGTTGACAGCAAATCAAGGGCATAAGAGTGGCTCCCTCGGATAGTGGGAAAGCATTACAGAAGCTATTCTGCCGAGTGGTTTCTATAATATTCCCCACATCGCACAGAGGTAAGACATGTCAGAGATCACCACATCCGAGCAAATCCGCCTGGATATCATCAAGAAAGTTAACTACGACACCGCAGCGGCCAAGCTGGCCATTGACTGGGTTGGTGATAGCTATCTGAAAGCTGAGCTATTCGCTGACTCTTTCGATCGTGTTTACACGGAAAGCGAGATTGTCTCGAAGACTCGTAAAGCAATTCAGGAAGCGACGGAAGCGCTGGCGCTGTTTGATACCCGCGCTGAGCAGGCCAACTAAGGCATTGAGCAGGCATTCATAGAGTGCCTGTGATAATGACCATCAGACAAATCGTCTGAGCTGACAGTTCTATCAATCACCAATTTCCAGTTATACGGGGTAACTGACATCATTGTCTGTTTATTCCGGTGAATTTTGAAATACTCACTACTCTCATAACGTCTCTGCCTGCCAACACCAGAACGGCAGAGGTCAGTTAGCCGTATAGATGAACCTCTCCCGGGTGGCTCCTGAGAGATTCTTTATACGCTAGCTGGTAGTGACTAAAGGCCGCATATTTTTGCGGCCTTTTTCATCATTTGTAAAATGAAAGCCCTCAGGCGATTAACGATGCTCAGGACCATGGAAGTGATCTCCACCATGTCCGCCCCCATGGGGACCAGGGGGAAGGATACATCCTGAAAGAGACAGCGCACCACAGATCACAAAAACAGCAAGCATAATTCTTTTCATAATAACTCCTGAACTAAAGAGCCTTAATTCCAAAACATAAAAGTGAATATTTTATGGAGAATTAGGAATTCCTTTTTCTCCCTCACGTTAAATAGGAATAATCCATGGCAAAACCGGACTGGGGCGAGCTTCAGCAACGGTTCCTGTCCGATCATGCCGCAACCGGCGTATCACCGAAGGATTGGTGTGAAGCGCAGGGACTGAATTACGCTACTGCCCGCCGATACATCAAGAAACCCACTACGCAAACTGCGCAAAAGAAACTGCGCACTGCGCAAAAGGAAAAGTGCGCAGAAGAGCTGGTGGATGATGATGGCCTCACCGATCAGCAGCGTTTATTTGTCGCAGAATACCTGAAGGACAACAACGCCACGCAGGCCGCTATCCGTGCCGGGTACAGCAAGAAGACAGCGAATGAGCAGGGAGCAAGGCTGTTAGCAAAAGTTAGTATTGCGCAGGCCATTGCGCAGCAGCAGAAAGCATCCATTGTGCGCACGCTCGGCAGCGCTGATGAAGTGCTTGAGCAGATGTGGCGCCTGGCAACGTTCGACGCCAACCAGCTATCACAGTATCGCCGCGGGAGTTGCCGCTATTGCTGGGGCTTCGGTCACCAGTATCAATGGCGTGACGCTGTTGAGTACGAAGAGAAGCGACTCGAAGCGCTTGAGCGAAAACGTCGAGAGCCCGTCGATGTTGGTGGCTACGGTTACGACCACACCAGCGCACCTAACCAGGAATGCCCTCGCTGTAATGGAGATGGCGTCGGCCAGCCTTTCTTCGCTGATACGCGCAAGCTGGCGCCTGATGCTGCGCTTGCCTATTCCGGTGTGAAGCTTGGGAAGAATGGCGTAGAGATTACTGCTATTAGCCGCGAGCGAATGTACGAGGCGGTGATGAAACGGCTCGGCCTGGCTGATAGCGAGTTCGCCCAGCGTCTGCAGCTGATTGAAATTGAGCGCCGGCAGCTGGAGGTCGAAAAATTACGCAAAGAGCTGGCTGCTGATCCGGAGGATGACGAACCAACGCCAGTTGCAATCAATATCAACGTAGTCGATGCACGAGTGAGGGAAGAGGATGGCGATAGCACCGACGCTTAACATCCCTCAGGCCAAATTCCTTGCGATGCAGTACAAATTTAAGGCCTATGTCGCCGGCTTCGGTTCCGGTAACCAGCTCGTCAGCGCGCTTGACGTTATCCAGGAATATTTCAGGCGTCGTCGTTCCCAAAGGCGGGTTAAGTTCGGCCATGTTTTTTGCTCCAAAAAAGGCGTTCGCCCAAACGAGGGTTTGAGCGAATGGCCACGGCTTTTTACAATCAGCTTTTTCAAGGAGTTAGATTGTGTTGATTGGCTATGCGAGGGTATCAACCGGGGATCAAAACCTCGATTTACAGAAAAACGCACTGATCCGCGCAGAATGTGAGCTGGTTTTTGAGGATATGGCCAGCGGGAAAAATGCCCGGCGGCCAGGATTAAAGCGCGCCTTACGCAGGCTTAAGCCCGGCGATGTGCTGGTGGTCTGGAAACTGGACCGACTTGGCCGCAGCGTGCGCGATCTGATTACGCTCGTGTCGGAGCTGCAGGCTCGCGGGGTAAATTTCCGCAGTCTGACCGACAGTATCGATACCAGTACGCCCGCAGGCCGCTTTTTCTTCCACGTCATGAGCGCCCTGGCAGAAATGGAGCGCGAGCTGATCGTCGAGCGTACCCGAGCCGGGTTAGCCGCAGCGAGGGAGCAGGGGAGAGTCGGCGGACGCCGCCGGGTAATGACCACTGAGGTTGTGGAGCGGTGCCGCAAAATGCTGGAGAACGGCGCCAGTCGGCAGCAGGTAGCAGATGTCATGGGGGTTGGGGTGAAGACTATTTATAAATATTTTCCTGCTCAATAAAGCGGTTCACCGGCGAACTGGTTGTGGTGTTTGAAGGTGGTTAACGGGTTTTGTTATGCGGAGTATGCTTAACACATTCATCTTTTAATGTGACATTAGGCGGTAGTGGTATAGAATTATCTAAACTGAACATAACATGTTAATAAATAGGGGGTTTGATGTCAGTCTCTAAAGATTTCCTGCTTTCGGTATATGAGCGGTGCAATGAACATTTGAAAGAACAATCGACCAAGCGTGATCAGGCAATAGCTTTTTATTTGGTTGTTATATCGTTTTATTTCGGCTCATACTCAGCAATTAGCAAGTTACTGGTAAGTCCGTACTCCCCTATTTTTTTTAATGTGATTATATGTCTGATTAGTGGTATGACAATCAGAACGTTGTCTGGTTTACGTTCATGGCATATGCAATATGCTAACTCGGCGTTAGCGCTTAATAAAGTGATATCGAAAAACATCTTTGAATTAGATGCTCTTAATTTAGAGATTAAGTCTTTCTTCGCTAAGAAAGAAAAGGAATATCATGAAATGTCGCTTGCTAAAATGTTCTCTGGTATTGAAAATCGAGTCATTCTTGGGATGACTCTTATTTCCGGGTTTCCGGTTGTGATGTTAGTTAAAGAGGTTATGTCTTTACTCAAAGTAAGTAATAAAGAAATCATAGTGTTAGTTGAGTGCGCGTTTTACCTGGCATATGTTGTATATTATTTCTACAATACTATAATGATAATTCGCGAGTCAGCAAATCATAAAACTTGGATTGTAAATTTTGAATAA